AGCCTTCGGCGAGCCTGGAAGGGCGGGGGTGTGGCTCATCTGGGGGCAATCCGCAAACGGTAAGAGCTCCTTCGCAATGCAACTAGCCAAAGAGCTGTGTAAGTACGGCAAGGTCGCCTACAATAGTATGGAGGAGTCGATCTCCCTCTCCTTCAAGCAGAATATGCAGCGCTGCCGTATGGACGAGGAAGCGGGTCGCTTCATTGTTCTCGACCGAGAGAGCATGGAAGAGCTCAATGCTCGGCTGAAGAAGCAACGTAGCCCCGACTTTGTCATCATCGACAGCCTACAATACACAGGACTCAACTACAACGACTACAAGCGCCTGAAAGAGGCGCACCCCAAGAAGCTCTTCATCTTCATATCGCACGCTGACGGGGACAAGCCCAAAGGGGCGACCGCCGATAAAGTGCAGTACGATGCCGATATGAAGATACTCGTGCAAGGCTATCGAGCCATCTGTAAGGGGCGATTCATCCCCGAGGCGGGAAAGCACTACAGCATATGGGCAGAGGCCGAAGCAAAGTACTGGGGGATAGAACCCGAACAAGATAATGAACCTCAATACTAACTAGTATCTACGAAAGAATTATGGACTACGTAATCGTAAGCGCCGTGAGCGGGCTGATCGCTCTACTATTCTCAAGGCTCCTATTCGTCAGACCTCTCAAGGGGAAGATCGAAGAGATGAAAGAGAAGGCTAAACATGACCTGCGAAAGCTCCTAGAGGAGAGGGATAGCCTTAAAAGGGAGTGTGATAAGAAACATAAACTCTACACCTTTGTGTCTTTCGCCCTTGAAGGTGCCCATATTATGCGACAAGATGCGGAAAAAGAAGTCAATGAGCTGCGTGTGGAGAATGAGGCGCTCAAGAAGGAACTCTTCGAGCAGATCGAAAATCAGACAGAGAAGAGTGATGCTGAATCGTGAATCCTACGCCGTCTTCTTCGCTCTGCTCAAGAGGATGCCAGGGGCGACGAAGGAAGATCTCGTAGATCAGTGGACAGGCGGTCGTACCTCCTCCTTGAAGGAGATGACCGATCGAGAGTACAATCAGATGATCTCGGCGCTACGCTCCCAGGTGGAGAACCTCGAAGAGAAGAAGAAGGCACGCTCGGCGGTCTTGAAGCAGATGCAGCTCTACGGCATCGATACGACCAACTGGGAAGCTGTCGACCGCTTTTGCGGTAACGCTCGTATAGCAGGTAAGCCCTTCCGCTACCTCAACATCCCCGAGCTCAAGAAACTGCGTGTGAAGCTCCTTAGCATGCGAAACAAGGCCGAGGCGAAGCAGATGACTGAGCGTAGGGAGGCAATAGCCATCGAACGAACAAAAGGGCAGATGCCTAGCTAGCTATGACACGAGTCGGTAAATCAATAAGTCTCCCCCTGGAGAAGACCTACCTCGACGACATCGAAAGATACGAGGAAGAGAGGCAGGAGCTCCTAAGCCGTATACGAGCTGATACGGCTACCCCCCGAGAGGTGACCCGATATAGGGCCCTCACCTGGAAGATAGAGGCCATCCGTCAGCGTATCGACAAGCGCTACCGAGAGGGCATAGACGAACCAATAAGAATCCTAAAATAGTATGGAACAAGAAGCAAGAACCGTCCAAATAACGGACACCGAGTGGGAACAATTTCAATCCTTCAAAAAAGAGGAGGAAGAACGGAAGAAAGCCCAAAAGCGCAAGGAAGATCGTGAAGCTTATCGAGACCTCAGCGAGGGTGCTGTAGATGACCTCTTCCCTGAAGTTGAAGCTCTTTACGAGCATATGCAAGAGGTGAAGAAGAAGGTGATGGAACGATTCCTATCGATTCTCAAAATGAGAGACGAAGCCTTTGGCACAGACAGTAAGCAGGGACAGTACACCTTTATAAACGCAGGGCGCTACCGACGTTTTACCGTCGGGCGGTACAAGAAGTTCATGCACGACACTACAGCAGAGGCTGGTATCGAGATGGTGAAGGGATACCTAGAAACATTAGGTACAGACAGCGAGACTCAGAAGCTGGTCCGCATCATACTTGACTTGCTGAGTGAGAATGCCCAGGGTGAGCTTGAACCTGACAAGATCCTTCAGCTGGATCGCTATGCTGAAGAATTTGGGAATGAGGAGTTCTCCGAAGGGGTGAGAATCATCAAGGAATCGCTGATTTTCGACTGGACGAAGTATTTCTTCCGAGCCCAGAAGAAGACCGAAGGCGGGGCTTGGAAGAGTATCCCCCTATCAATGACCGATGTCGAGTAGGAAAGATGAAAAATATAACACGACGCTTTTCTCATAAGGAAGTGTGGGATAGGTGGTGTCCAATCCCAGTTCGGATTAAGTCTGGTCTTGTCTACTCTGTAATCACGCCCATGGGGGTTGGCATTATCCAGCAGGATAGTGAAACTGGAGAGTGGGTTGTTAAGCCTGGATGGCATATATCACGATTCCTTGCAAAGGATGAAGAGAAAGCTATTCATATGCTTGTAGAGTCCTACCTACAAGCGGAAAAAAAGGTTTTAGAAGCCTACATTGAAGGTCTGAAGGTCAATCTCGGGGAGGTTGATAAATATGGCTACGTATGTAATTGTGTGGGGGGCTATACGGTTCGCAAGGGCGTGGAACGTGTCGATACTCCCCGTGGCCGAGAGTCTACCGAAGAGGCCCTGACACGAGAGGTCTATACCCTTAGCTATATGGGTAGCGTGTTGGAAAAAAACACTGACCCCCACGTATGGGAAGATCAGATCACTTTAGTCTACCAGCACGAGTTGCTGGAAGCTCTTAACTTAAGATAAGACGAGTATGAATAAATGGTATCTATGCAAAGTGTCCTATGAGCGTCAAGCTGACTCCATGGGCATGAAGAAGGTAACGGAGAGTTACCTCGTCGATGCGCTCAGCTTCACGGAAGCAGAGGCTCGTATCGTGAAGGAGATTAGCCCCTTTGTCTCTGTGGGCGAGCTGGAGGTGGTCAATATCCGCCCGATGCTTCTTGCGGAGCTTCTCCTGGGTGAGGTAGTGGGAGGTAAGTACTACCGAGCCAAGGTAGACTTAACCACCGTTGATAGCAACGGTCATGAGCGCAAGACGGGATCGGCGATGATCGTACAGGCCCATAATCTCCTCGAGGCAACAAGGAGGCTCATAGCGCATCTAGATGGCAGTCTGTCTGATTATGAGTTGGTGAGTGTCGTTGAGCTCGACGCCCTCGACGTGTACCAATACGTAGCACCGCCTGCCGAATGATCATAGCCGTAGACTTCGACGGGGTGATCTGCAACAGTGCCTACCCCGCCCTGGGCGATCCTATGCCAGGGGTCAAGAAAGCGATTAAGGAGATCAGGGACCGAGGCCACTACGTCATCGTGTGGACCTGCCGTACGGGCGACCAGCTCATCGAGGCGGTCAACTGGATGCGAGACAATAGGATCGGCTTTGATCGCATCAATGACCACAGTCCCGAGAATCTCGCCACCTATGGCCCTGGTGGGAAAAAGATATATGCCGATGTGTATATCGACGACCGCAATCTCGGCGGGTTTCCTGGGTGGTATGAGTCCCTGGAGATCCTCAAGGTGATGCCTGAGTACTAATCCCTAGCAACTAAAATAGACAAGGGGGTGCGCAACAATCGTTGCGCACCCCCTTGTCGCTTGCTCAGTGTTACATATAGGTGGTATCTTTGTAGTGTAAATCCCCTCATTATTATGCCTAAAGGACGTAGCAAAGAACTCATCGAGCGACGCAACCGAGACCTCTATAAGGATTACCGACACCTTATGGACGTGAAGAAAATGCGCTACTCGGCGGCCATCGCCCAGCTCTCGGAGAAGTACTACATCTCCGAGTTTACGGTGCTGGACGTGCTGCGTACGTGCATACAGGGAGAAGACGAGCCTAAGGAGGCTAAGAAGGAGTTCACGGGCTTCAGGGTCTCCCGCTGGAAGTCTCGATCCCAAAGCGCACAGGAGAGCTTAGGCGAGCTGTTTGCCGAGGGGTGAGCTCAGCTACCCGACACGTATAGGTCTCTTGATACACCTTGATGCCATGATCAAACGTGTAGAACTTACTCTCTACACGCATTAGCCCCGACCCCGACTCCCCCGATGGAGAGAAGCCCTGTAGTGCTAGGTGCATACGCCGTCTGAGCTCCTCCCTGGTCTGAGTGAAAAGCTCCGTACCACTACCGATGTGGGTGTCCTCGTAGCAGTCGATGAGGAGGCGAGCCTTAATGCGGGCCTCTCCGATTTGATTGCCCCCTTGCAGGGAGCTCCAGTCGACCTGCTCGAGGTCAACAAGTACGGCGGGGAAGGTGAGAGGGTACATACGCTTGCCCTCCTCGTCGATGACCTCCAGCTGGCCGTAGTCCTCATCCACGACGCTAAGCTCGGGCAATGCCTCGGCTAGGTGCTGGATTATGGGTAGGATTAAGTATTCCATCGTTATTCGTTCATTGCGTTGTTAGTGACTTTGTTGATGCTCTTGATTAGCTCCTTCTCGATCTTGTCTCGTAGCTCCTTGCTTTCCCCGATGAATTGGCGCTTAGGCATGCGCACGTGTATATGGAGCTTATCCTTCGGGGAGAGGGCAAGTCTTCGCCACTTCTCCGCCTCCTGACTACCCTTCTTGCCTCCGAGCTCGTAGTATCTAGCCCAGGCGTATCGACGCATCTTAGGGGTGAGAGTCGGGTAGGTGTCGAACTCCCCTCCCTCATTGTGTATGCGGGCGTAGGCGACGGGGTTGTAGACGAGTACGGCCGCCTTACGGGGGGTAGCCTCAACGCTACTCATCAGATGGTTGCGGGCAGAGGTGAGGGTGCGGTACTGCGCCGAGGTGCTCGAGCCGTATTGTCGTATCGCTCGTTGCCAGGGCTGTAGCCCTCCGTCGACAAATCCCGACCGACGGAAGTTGTCTTTGAAGTGATTCTTGGCCACGACGGCAAGCTTACGAGGGAGGCGGATGTTTAGCTCCGCCTCGACCTCCTTTGTAAGCCTACCCATGAGCTTGAGTAGCTTGGCGGATTGCATTTACAGACAAATTGATTATATTTGTGGTATCCCGAAAGGGGGAGGAGAGGGGTCGTGAGACTCCACTCCGATATCCACAAGGGGCTGGAGCTTGCTGCTTCAGCCCCTTATTTTATTTTGACAATCTGACGGCTGGGGAATATCTCCAGCTCCTCGGGGGTATCCATCCAGAAGAAGTAGATCGTCTTATCCTTAAGTAGCTTCTGCGTTTTGAGGCAGGTCGTAAGTTTATCGTATGCACGTCCGCCTCGCTCCTCTAAGCGCACAACAACCGTCTCAGCCCCCTGATCCCTGAATGCATACTTGAGCTGATCTTCGATAGCTCCCCCCTGCTTACCTGAGAAACACTTGATCTCACATCTGATCCCATCGAGCAAGATATCGTAGGTTTCCCCCCGTGTGCGACCGCTCTCTCCAAGGTAAGCTATTGCGTGGCCATGCTTGGCCATGACCTTCGCCGTCTCCAGCTCCTTGATGAATTTGTCTCGCTCGGTGGAGTTGACCTTACCCTCTTTGACCCTTGAGCGCTCCGTCACAACGTACCCTCCAGAATCCGAAACAAAGGTGTGCTCCCATCTATCGAGGGGGTACTGCTCGCTGAGCTTGGCCTGGAGGAGCTTAAGATCGATGTAGGGGCAGTCGTGGCAGTCCTTGACACGATTAGAGAGGTGCTTGCGTGCCCAGCCCTTAATACCCTTGGTGGTGTAGAACGGGCACTTAGCGCAGCTCTCAGGGTAGTACGGGTGCTTATCGGTGATAAGTCCCTTGGTGAGGGGGCTACCCTCCAGCCCTCGCTGTGCCCCTCGCTCGGGTCTCTGTGCCTCCTTGCTCTCCTCAGTGTCTAGACGCTGCACCTCGGCATCTGTTGCCTCGAGGGAGCACTTGCAGTTCCACCGATCCCCAGGGCGGTGGCTTGACCAGAAGGGGTCGTCGATGGGGAGGATGACGGGCTTTCGCCAAAAGACCTCGTGTCCCACCTCGGGGGAGGGGGATGTCGTAGGCATCCACTGCAGGTTGGGCAGGATGTCCTTGTTGGCCTCAAACTCGATCCAGTCGGCTGCCTGATGAGCACGGATCACAGCGGTGTCGTACTCCGTACGTAGCCACGAGCCTACCTGATGGCGAGCGATGGGGGCTACCGCCTTGCGCCACTCCTCGAAGGAGCGCAGCTTACCATCCTCTCCGAGGAGTCGCTCGGCCATCTTGGTGCTCATCGAGTGGACTTTGAAGGCAGAGAATACCTCATTGGAGTGGCGGATGCTGTGTAGGAAGCTCTCCTGGTGAGTGGGGATGAGGTTACCGTCCGA